TGAGGTAATTGCAACTTAAACGATTGTTTAACCCTTGACTAGTGGTCCTAATCCCCAATAACCGTACGGTCTTGGAGGCTTGTAATAAATTTTTCAAAATCTTTAAGATTTATTGAGGTTTTGAATGAATCCTCGGATTCAACATCGTAAATATCGAGGTTTAGTGATTGAACCAGGATGCTGGCAATATCGCCACAGTTATTTGATGCTTCCTCTATCTCATCTTCGCTCATGTCATCATCTATATAGAAGTACAAAAGCACTCCTGCAATGTGTTCGACTAGGTTTAGGCGGGCTTCATCTTTTGTTGTTGTCATGTGTTGCATCCTATCAGTTGCGGTGATAAAGTTGCACTCGCTGAAGTCATCCGACCTCGGCATACGTAAACCAAGGAGAAGAAATGAACCCGGCACCAACGGTGATTATCGGTAACGTTACGGCGGAACCAGAGCTCACCTTCACATCAAACGGACAGGCTCGCCTGTCATTTTCAGTAGCTGCAAACTATGTTTGGTACGACCAGGCAGGCGAAAAACAGGAAAAGGTTTCCTTTTTCAACATCGTCGCATGGCGCTACACAGCCGAGAATGCTGCAAAGACACTGGAAAAGGGAATTGGTGTAATCGTAACAGGACGCCTTGAACAGCGTTCGTGGGACGACAAAGAGACAGGCACGAAGCGTTCAACGGTCGAGGTTATTGCAGACGAAATTGCAATCAATACTCGCAGCGTTGAAACGGTGACTCGTCGCACCAAGCAGGACAGTGGTCAAACGCAGGGTGGCTCGTCCGCTCCGGCACAGCGCCGCTCAAAGCCAGCAGCATCAAATCGTCAACCAGTAGGTGTTGGCGTAGATGGTGAATCAGAACCATTCTGATTCTCGCCCTTTAAATAAATAAAGCCCCCGTTAATTTCGTACAGAGATGCGAAAACGGGGGTTTTTTTATATATTTTTTAAGCCGTTAAGTATCTTGGTGAGGCCGTCACCATCAAAAGGCATTGCCAGTGAGTCAACATAATTTTGAGCATCCAAGAGCATGTCTATAACCTCTGTTACGGGCACAGAAGATTTAGGGTCTTTCACCATTTGTTCAGACAGTCTTTGCAGGTGGGTCTCTATCGAATCCATGGGCTAAGTATAAACATAAAAATATTGTTTCTGGAGTTGTAAATAGATTTTTTGGTTATTAATATCTAAGTCAACCTACAAATAGACGGACATAAAGGAGTTATTACTAATGTCTGAATACAATAAACTAAAGAACAGTGGACTTGGGCGCGGTCGTCCAAAACTGAAAGAAGAAGAACGTCTTTTGCGAAAGCAAATGAATTCTGTTAGACAGGAAGCCCGCAGACGAGCACACCTAGTTCTCCAGCATCGCCACCAAGATGAGTACAACGAGATTTTTGAAGAAGAATTTAAATCTTTAAATAAAAAGGGTCGCTAGTCGGAGTCTTGTTCCCTGGGGGCTTTATCCGCCTCCGGGGGATTTGTATCATGAACTAGTTCACCTGTCTTAAATCTCAAGACTATGGGCGGGGGCTCCTCTGGACTAATCAATGTTTCCGCTTTTCATTGAACCCCTACCCTTTTTTGAAGGCTTCATAACTTTTGACCTTGATTTGCCGTATTGAGATTCTAGCCACTCATCAAAGTCTTCGACTTCGCCTTGCTTGGAAACAACATATTTTTCGTACTGTTTTATCAAGCCAACAAGCTCGTCATCTTCTTCATCAAATCTTGGCATAACTAACTAGACTTTCGCGCGCTTCTTCCGGCTCTTGCCGCTCTTGCGGTATTTGGGACAAACTGATTGCCTTTTTTACTACCAGCTATCTTTTTCCTATTTGTTGCTCTTTTTTGAGCCGGTGTAAGTTTTTCCCATGCAGCAGCAGGAAGGTACCTGCGCATTCCATCAGGTCTGTTTGCCGGTTTCCCGTCACTGGTGGTCCATTTTTCTTTGGTCCACTTCTTTAGCGACCTTTGAGTCTTGCTCAATCCGCCACGATAGCCCCCGCCAGCCTTGCGGTATCGAACAGCAAGTAATTGTGCTTTACGCGCAGACCATTGACCCGGTTTTCCGCCTTCAGAACCAGCCAAGATGCGAGATTTTATTCTCTCTCTTAATTCTGGTTTGGTATAGGAGTTTTTTGCTGATTTTTCCATGAATTCAGAATCAACACCAGCCAAAAATTCACCAACTGCATACTCAACCCATTCAGGGCCGTATTCTTTTGATTTGTCATGCCTCTTGGTCATTGGTTTCTCCGCCTAAAATAATACGCGATAAAAAAGCGGATTAGTGTTAAGTGTTTATTGCAGTCTCTGACCGCATTTAAGGCATGTAACCGACCATGGATAACGCCTAACTGAAGGGTGTTCACATTCCAGTAATGTCTTTGCCTTTGCATTCAATACGTCTCGTATCCATGCTGACATTGTTTTTCCTTCAACCGCCGCCGCCTGCCTCCAGCGCTCTCTAACCTCATCGGTGGTTCTGATTAACACTGAAGTGTTTGTTGGCCCTTCGTCTTCTTTTTCTAGCGGTCTTACCGACAAGTCTGTCGAATCAGCGACGGCCTTCATTGCGGCTTCAAGGTTGCTGTCACTCATCTGTTTCCTCTTCATTTGGTTCTTCTTCTACGGATACTATCTCAGCATCAACGATGTCGGCCTCTCCCAGCATTTGCCTAACTGCGCTCTCAGGCAAAACGCCAGACATGCCCATGAGCTGTAGAAGTTGCCTTGCCTCTGCCTCCGGGTCAAATGTGTTTCCTATTTGTTTCAATTGGTCAGAACCGGCAAGTGTTGCTTTTATTGTCTCGCTTGTCTTGTTCCCAACATCCATCTGAACGCTTATGTTTGTTTGGTCCATTCCAAGAAGTTTTGTTCTTCTGTCCATTATTGATAGAACTTGCTGGATGGCCTTCAGGTCTGGTTCTACTGCAACTTCCGTACCGTCGTCCATTACTTGCCTTCTATGCTGCGTCAATGGCCAAATTGCCTGCTGAAGACTGTCCAGTCTTTCAAGTTCAAGACGCAGAACTTCTGGATAGGCCATGAGCGTTTCGCGGTTCATTTTCTCTAACTGACGAGAGATGGCTTTCGATACAGCGCTTGTGGTCATGCCAAAGCGTCTTGCAATCTCGGAAGTTGATGTACCAGCCTGGCGAAGCTTAAAAATACGCATGTCTCTTTCACCAAGAAACTCACGCGTAGCAACTTTATTGCTTTTGTCTTCGCTCATTAACCCATCTTAGTGACTTATTTGTCAACTTTCATGAACTCAATCACTTCGAACGGGAATACCTTGCCTCGCTTGATTTTCAAAGGCCATTGACGTTGGTCTCGAGCACCTCTGAAGTGCCGAACGTCGTAAACGTATGGTTCGTTGGCTGTGGGGTCTGGTTGAAGAGAAATACCAAACTCCGGCCAGCGCGACCATACAGCTGAACCAAAAGGACGCAGTTCTCTTGTATTAAGCGTCGTTCCAAGCGGTGCGTGATGTTCGAGCCAAAGAGCACACCCATAAACCGTTCTAATAGTGTCCAAGTATTTAGCAACCTCAACTGCGATTGCCTCCGACGTTCTCCCGCCTGGGTCAACAAATGCTTTATACAAAGGACCCATTACCAAAATGTCAGGCTTAACTCGCTCAATTGCTTCTTCAAGGATAAGCCTGTCTTCTGGTTTTAAAAGGTCCATACCAGACGGTTTGGTTAAAACCTCTCCATAAACCCTAGCGACATGTCCACGACGCATTGCTTGCGTGAGGATTGCAGAAGATGCTCTTCGGATAATTCGCTCAGGGTTTTCAAGGTCGACCGTCAATGTTACAACTGGCTTCATCTGTCCATAGGTAAAAGGATGTATTCCAGCAGCAGCACAAAGAGCAACCTGTCGCGCGAGCATTGTCTTTCCAACACCTTCGGCAGCTACAACGATTACTCTTTCCCCTCGCTCAAGAAGACCAGGAATAACCCAGTCGTATGATTCATCAACTTGCTCTGCAATAAAGTCATTCCATTGAACCAGCCTGCCTGGGTCTGTGATTTGTTTTGATGTAGTTGCCGAAAGAATCATCGACATTTTTGAAACCATTTGACCAGGACTTAAGTCCTCTCTGCCAAATAGTTCTTGAATCTTCAAGAGTGCAGAATCAAAAACCGATTCTTTCTTTTCTTCAATTGGCTCGCTCTCTTCTTGAAATTCATTTTCAATATGTTCAACATTCTCTGATACATCTTCTTCGGACGGCGAAAATACGGTAAGTGTCTCAAATGTCCCACCTGAAGATAGATGGTCAGTAATGTCTTTTACGTCTGGGCAAATCCATGCCTGTGCATCGCACCCTGCATCCGTTAGGACTTTCAGCAATTTTGAAGCATGCTCTCTTCCAGGGGCATCATTGTCTGCGACGATGTCAACAACTGCTCCTGCAAGAGCTTCTGTATGTATGTCGAGCCAGTGCCCAGCTCCACCGGGCATTGTTGTTGCAACATACCCCAACGAAATAAGCGTGTCTGCGTCTTTCTCTCCCTCAACTACCCAAATTGGCGTTCCAGAATCTTTTGCAGCAAGAACGGCTGGAAGATTGTAGAGAATTTTTGGAACTTCTGAAAGCGAATACGACCATCCGCCATTCTCAACCGGTTTTCTCTGTCGAAAAGTCTTAACACCATCCTGATTTGTGTATCTAACTTTTTGAAAGAGCAATTCACCAGATTCGTCGATGTAGTCATAAGAGCAAACAAATTTAAGCTCCTCTTTGATGATGGGCTTTGGCGCCTGCTTTGGCGTTTGCTGTTTTTCTTTTTTAACAATCGGCTTTTCGTAAATTGTGCTCGTGCCGTTTTGGGGCATTATGTCGGAAATGGTTAAACCAACTGAAGCACATATCTCGGCGGCATCACACCCATTGCCTCTATGGCAATGAACCAAAACGCGACCGTCTGTTCCCTCGCTTACAGAAAGTGATGGGTTATTGTCATCGTTCCTACATGGGCAGCGAGCCATGAAGTTCCCACCACTTTGCCTGACCCCATCAAGTCTGTCAAGAAAGTTCTGGACGATTGGTCCGGGTGCTGTCACTGTGCTTCCCGCAAGGCTTTCTTTATTGCTGCGTCCTTGAGGCGATAATTACCCTTGTAGGCAAATCCATTTGCATTTCTTCTTCCGATGCCAGGAAGAAAAATTCTTGCTTCACGGGATAAAAGAATTCCCTTTTCGCTTCTTATCATTGCGCGTTCAGACTCTGTTTTTCCGCCCCAAATACCAATTGGTTCATGTCGTAACGAATATTCAAGGCAATGTTCACTAACTAGGCAGGATTTGCAAAGCTCAACAGCTTCTTTCATGTCGGCTTTATACCTATCCCACTGCTCCCTTGGCAATCCCTTTTCGATAACCGGAAACCACTTGTCAACATTGTGCCCCTTGCAGTTTCCGTCGGATGGTGGCGAGTCGTAGTTCTGCAGCAATTCAACTCCTTACGTCGGATTAGGTTTGGTTATCCTAGCGACGTCGGATGAGGAAAGAAATACCAGAGCGTGTTTTACTACAAGATTTCCCGAGATGTCTGTTGCAACGACATCGATTGCTTCTAATGGAATTTTAAACTTCGAAGCAATTGCTGCTTTCATCTTGCTTATATCGATTTCTTCTTCAGCAAATTTTATATTGTTATCAATGTCTGACGGAATCGCCCCTGCCGTCAAAGCCTTCATCTCGCCATCTTTTTGCACGGCACGAAGACACCATGCACAAGCTAGTTTTGGGGTCGATGCGGCGCGCGCACGAGTCTCTGTGTGCCCACAGGAAAGCAAATGCCGATATTCGACTTTTCCCCAAGCGCCTTCACGGGTGATTTGAACCACATCTTGGCGTGGTGCTTTGCGATGTTCAGTTGTCACAACCCACCATTATGGTGGAAAAAGAAGTTACTTTGAGGAACGCTTGAGAAACTTTCGCAGCCATTTCTTGAAACCGCGAGCATCAACTGACACTTGCGCTGGAATGCTGTCGATTAACTTCTCGATTTTGTCTGCATGTTCTGCAACCTGTTTTGCTGCTACTGCTTCAACAAATTCTTCTGCTTTTGCGAAAGTGCTTTTTGGTGCTGCTTTGTTTGCTGCTGCCTTCTTTGCAGGAGCTTTCTTCGCAGGAGCCTTCTTTGCTGTTGTTTTTTTCTTTGATGTTGCCATGCGGTAAACACTAGCAAACCAAAAGCCCCAGTAGCGCAACTACCTCCCCAGTTTAGCCATTAGCCAGCGTAGGCTATGGAGGTGGAAGGTTCTTATGACAATGATTATAGTAAAATTGCTCTTGCTATAACTGCCGCTCAGCTGGCGAAATCTACCAGCGTAAAAGAATTTGGAATCGGAGAAGACCTCTCTATTAACTTTTTCGGGTGGGATGAAGAACGCCTAGCCATTGTCTGCCAGATAAGGCAGGATTTGATGAAGATTGACCCAGAAGAGCGTTTGGCACGCTGTACGGAGCTCTGCGCGGTTCTCAGAAGATACTGGGGGGTATCTTCGATAACCATGGTGGCCGAGGGGTATTGTTCTGCAGATATGGCCGAGACAGAGGGGCTGTCACTGTCGAACGCATTCCTAGATGCCTCAAAACCGGTAAAAGAGTGCATTACTGTAACAAACGTTACTTTAGATGAAAAAGCGGTTGCTGATGGTGGATTTGTGACAACGATTATTGCCGTCCCATATACCTACGAGCTTGGCAGAACATTGAATTGGTTTGACACCCTCATCTATACGAATGGTGGGGGTAAGAATTTTAGGAATTCTAAGTATCCGCAGTCAATGAGGCGAGCTTTAAAGAACAAAGTTGTTGACGACCTCCCGGACGAGGCATATCAAGACCTTATCAGTCTTATTAATTCAAATGGATTCCATGTACAAGAATTTTATTAAAGTATAATTATCTAAATGCCATTTTACGACAATACATATGACGATGGATACGGTCGTTCGCGAAACCTGTTCGACAACGTCACAATTTTGCCAGCTGATAGGACTCCGTGTCTTGTGTGCGGTCACCCAACTGGGGATTGTGCTGGGGATAACTCGTCACACACACGAATAGCTGGTTTCGGAGTGATTGATTCGCTCAAAGCTGTTCAAACTTTTTTGGTCGAAGAAGATATTTTTGAAGAGAGACAAATAACACCGTCGATTAAAACAAAAGTTCTGCTGCATAAGAAGGGCAAGCAGATACCATACGTCGAAGCCGAAAGACTTGGTTTAATTAAAAACTGGACAAACTAATAGCAAAGTTACTACGACTTTAGACCCTTTCAGTATTCTCGGCTAGGTTAAAATCGATACCTACTCAAATCACTAGCACAATAGGAAAAATCATGACTTCGCTTGACCAATCATTCGTGGATTCGTATTCTCTAAAACAAGCTCCTTGGGGCTTTAATGGTATGGGAGAAATTGTATTTCTTCGCACCTACAGCAGAAAGAAAGAGAATGGCAACAACGAGACTTGGCCAGAAACTCTTCAGCGCGTTATCAATGGAGCAATGGAAGTTGGAGTTGAGTACACAAAAGAAGAAGCAGAAGCACTTTTCGACCACTGCTTTAATCTCCGTTGCTCGTTCTCGGGTCGTTCGCTCTGGCAGCTTGGAACACCGCTTGTTCAGAAGTTCAACGCAACATCACTAAATAACTGCTACTTCACAAATATTGAGAAGATTGAAGACTTTGAATTGCTATTCGAGTATTTGATGCTCGGTGGTGGTGTTGGTTTCTCTGTCGAGCGCTCAAAGATTCACGACTTGCCAAAGATTAAGGCAGGCGTGACAATCACGCACGAACGCAGTAATGATGCAGACATTATTGTCCCAGACTCACGTCAAGGCTGGAAGCGTCTTCTTCATGCAGTATTGAAGTCGTATTTCGACACAGGAAAATCATTCTCGTATTCAACAATTCTTATTCGTGAGTATGGTGCTCCATTGAAAACATTTGGTGGTACGGCATCAGGACCTGGGGCACTAATCGACGGTATTGCTGACATTTGCAAAGTAATGCAAAATCGTGAAGGCAAGAAGCTTCGTTCAATCGATGTGCTTGACATTTGCAACATCATCGGCAGAATTGTTGTTTCTGGTTCATCACGCCGTTCGGCGCAAATTGCAATGGGCGACCCAGATGACGTGCTTTTCCTTCGTGCCAAGAATTGGTCGTCAGGCAATGTCCCTGCATGGAGAGCGAATTCAAACAACTCTATTTACGCTGACCACTACGACGAAATCATGTCGGAGCTGTGGAAGGGGTACGACGGAACTGGCGAGCCTTACGGCTTGTTGAATCGTCGACTTGCTCGTAAATTCGGAAGACTTGGTGAAGCTAAGCCTGACAACTCAATTGAGGGCTTCAACCCTTGTGCTGAAATCGCACTTGCTGATGGAGAGTCGTGCAACTTGGCAACAATATTCCTACCAAATGTTGAGTCCCTTGAGCAATTTAAAGAAATCTCACGCTTGCTCTACAAGACACAAAAGCAAATCACTCGCATGGCTTATCCATACGAAAAGACAACAAACATCGTGAGCAAGAATGCACGACTTGGTCAGTCTGTTACTGGAATCCTCCAGTGTTCAGAGGAACAGGTTTCGTGGTTGTCCCCTGCTTACGAGTATTTGCAGGAATTTGATAAGCAATACTCCGCAGAGCGTGGATGGCCAGCATCAGTTCGTTTGACGACCGTTCAGCCATCAGGAACGCTTTCATTACTTCCTGGAGTGACTCCTGGAATTCACCCTGCATTTGCTCCTTTCTATGTGAGACGTGTTCGCTTTGGTTCTTCCGACCCACTCGTTGAGGCTTGTCGCAAGCGTGGATACAAGATTCAGTGGGATATTGGAATCGACGGTAGAGAAGACCACACTCGTTATGTTGTGGATTTCCCATGCATGTCGCCAGAGGGCTCAACACTTGCTGCGGCAATGACTGCTGTGCAACAGCTTGAATGGGTAAAGAAGATGCAAACTGAATGGGCAGATAACGCCGTGTCAGTTACTGTCTACTACCGCAAGGAAGAACTTGCAGAGATTCAAGAGTGGCTTGCCAAGAACTACGACAAGAGCGTTAAGTCGGTTTCGTTCTTGCTGCATGTTGACCACAACTTCTCTCTGCCTCCATATGAGGAAATCACCAAGGATGAGTACAACAAGATGCTCGCCAAGGTTGACTTCTCTGCTCCATTGCAAGAGGTTGCTTTTATGGGAGATTTGGACCTTGACAATTGCGCAACAGGTGCTTGCCCGATAAAGTAAACGACATGCCAAAGAACGCCTCATATGAAGAGCGGTTTTTAGAAAAAGTTATAAAAACTAAAACATGCTGGGAATGGGATGCTGCATTAAATTCGCGCGGGTATGGAAGTTTTACATACAACAAAAAACGAATTAGTGCTCATAAATTTTCTTACTTACATTTTATTGGTGAAATACCTAAGGGTCTATGCGTCTGCCATTCATGCGATAACGTCTGGTGTGTAAACCCTGAACACCTATGGCTGGGCACGCCAAAAGAAAATATGCAAGACATGATTAAAAAAGGTCGTGGGGCATTCCAAAGAAAAACAGAACAGAATCAATATGCTAAATTGACACATTGCAAAAGAGGTCATGAATTTGATGTTGTTGGGTGCAGGTATGGCGTCAAAAAGGACGGCAGGAAATACAGAACCTGCAAAGAGTGTCAGAAAATTAGCCAAAGGGAATATAAAAAGAAAATTCGTAAAACTAAATAATCAATACATGCGTCGGTGGCCAAACGGATAAGGCAACAGACTTCTAATCTG